TGTTCGATCTAGTTTATCTAGGTCGGCCTGACTAGGAAGAGGACGGGTTATGGGACGTTCCGAAGGCTTACCCCCCATAAGCAGGGGGAACTCTCTTGAGCTTTCAAAAGGTTTTGTTGTTGCGTCAACTCGACGCAGAAGTTCACCCTGCATCACTCCCATTTCAAATGTCTTTTTAACCTTTTCAGGACCATCAGACATTTCTTCAAGCTCACTTCTAGTTTTTCTCACCTTGTCCCTAAGATCAGGATCAGCCAATTTCCGAATTTCTTCACCAAACTTGTCCATCCCCGGTGGAACTGGAGTTTCATCAGGAAGACCCTCAGCCAAACTGAACTTTCCGTCCCCATCACCATCATGCGGACGCCAATTGCCACCGGGAAGACGCCCGATTCGTCCACCAATTGACTTGCCCCTCAACTGGCTCTGAGCAAAAGAACCCTTTTCTTTCTCTTCAGCGGCAACAAAGTTACCAATAGCATTCTGAAGAGCAGATTTAGCATCCTCCGAAACATTCTCAAAATCTTTAATATCAATACCAAAATCTGTAATCTCAGCATCAAGTTCGTAGTAATCAACTACCGGCTCAATTGCTTCCACAATTCCTTCAATTTCCTCATCAGTAGCGGCAATCGTCCCAACAGTTTTCATCTCAATGGACCCTGAACCAGCAGTACTAACAACACTCTGAATCAGATCAACAGCCTTACGAAGCTTATCAAGATTACGACCATTAAGGACTCGACCAGCCTTAGTCATGATCTCATCAAGAGTCGCATTCTTAAGGAGTTGAGCGGCCTCAGTAGACGAACGAAGCTGCCAACGCCACTTCTGATGACTATCAATACGTTCAGCCAAAAAGTTTGCAACACCCTGCTCATTAGCATCATTTGCTAAATCAAAAGCTTCCATCAAATTTTGAATAAGAATGTCATTAGCGGAAGCAAGATCACTAGCCATCAACTGTGGCTCACTACTTACGTTCGTGTCCTGAATGGTACGCATCCGAACAAAGTCGCTCAACCGGAACGGGGAGAAAGCCCCAAGTTTACGAATGTTCTCGGCAGTAGGATCAACAGCAGACAAAGCGTCATCGTAAATCTCGGCAAACAAAGCGTGATACTGGCTGAAGTCTTGTGTTTCAACATTCCAATGATAACCGTGAGCCTTGAAATAAAAACTTACGGTGTCAGCAAGGATGGTCTTAAGCATCTGCACAAGACCAGAATCCTCCGCTTCCTCCAGGTCGCCTTCCACCATGAACGGATCCGCTTTGATCTGACCGGAATTAGACACAGAAGCCTTCAACTGCCAACGCCACTTGTCATGCATGTCAATGCGCTCAGCAAGGAAGTTTGCAATTCCCTGCTCATCCATACTCGCTGCAAGGTCAAAGGTTTCACCAAGACTTACAAGCATGAGTTCATTTGCAGCAAGAAGATCCTTGGCAAGTGATTGTGGGTCGCTTTCAACGACAGTATCGCTGATGGATCGAAGACGCATGAATTCTTCAATCTTGTATGGGCTGTACGACCCAAGTTTGCGGATGTCTTCAGCGATTGGATCAATGGCTCCAAAAACATCTTCATAGATCTCACCAAAGAGTGCGTGATACTGACTGAAGTCCGGTCCGGTTACGTTCCAATGGAATCCGCTAGAGCGGAAGGAGAACGTGTAGGTGTTTGCAAGAATCTGCTTAAGTGCAGTTGCAAGCGGATTTTCACCTTCTAGGTCAACATCAAACGGAAGTGCCTTGATATCTACATCATCAAGAAGTTCAACGTCCATGACGTCTTCCTCGTCATGTTCGCAGCCACAGCCTGCTTCTTTCATTGACCATCCAGCTTCTGGTTCATAAGACTTCCATTCACCATCACCATTATGGCCTTCATGCATCCAGTTATCTTCATTGCGAAGATGCTCAACAAATTCACTTTCATCTTCCATCCACGAACGCAGAACGGAGATTGCGTGAAGAACATCTTCTTCTCTGTAGTCCATGTCATCATCTTCGGTGTAATCAGAGTCATCATCTTTGATGTAGGAAGCCATTCCGGCTCCCGGTCCGGGGACTGTCATCAAGTCGCCCATATCTGGGGTGTCTTCAGTCATGGGAACTCCGCACATACCACCACAACCGCCGTGACACTTAACTTCAAGTTCTTCGGAAGCAACTGATTTGCCTCCACGAAGTTTGTTTAGACGGTTATCAAATTGAGAATCGCTGATGAGGCTCCCACGAACAACGTTCTTTAACTTGCGACGGCAATTCTTCATGCCGGGATGATGACATCCCTCATTCGGCCAAAGGCCCGTTGTCTCATGATGAAGCCATGCACAAATATTGTTCAGAGGATAAAGCTCAGGATGATCAGCAAGGATCACGCGACAACGACGGAACCCACCCTCTTTACGCATGATTGGACGCCAGTAGCGAAGAAGCCGTTCAAGGTTTCCTCGACGGGGACCGTACCCACGAAGAACATCGCCCGTGACTCGTTCCTGTGGGAGGGTGTCCGGAACAAGGTTTGAACCAGTAGGCACTCGGCTTGTTGCATTTCCCGTTGCGTTGGCAAGTGACTGCAACTGTGACGCGTTCGGCGCTTTAAGCTCTAGCTCGTCCATTTGATCAGTTTTCTGCTTTGGGGGTTCGTAAATTGACCCATCTGGGTTCAACGTGAGCTTGTTTGGTTCCTTAGGTGTTCCATCAGGATTCAACTGTGAGGCCTTGGGGTATTTCTTTGGTTGAGGTGCTTTTGGCCTAGTGCTGGGATTCATTCGGTAACCGCGCTGCTTGGCTACTTCCGCAGCCTGACGGTTCTTTAGATTCTGATCGCGACGAGCCTTTTTCAAACCTGCCAAGTATTTAGGAGGAACATCCTTGAGAGCTTCTGCGTCTTCAAAGTTCCCATAGTTGTGGGTCTGCCCATCGGGGGTGGTGATGCTTCCCGATCCGTCTTCTTCAACACGAGTTTTTGCCCCATCACCAAAAGTTGATGTTTTGGACTTGTTCATATCCCGAATTGGATTCTTCGCAAGTCCACCGCTTGCAGAATCTGAAGTTTGCTGATTAGAACGATGATCATCATGAAGTTTTTCCATGCCCCTCATATACTGCTTGGGGATTTTGCTCAAAGAACCTTGTTCATCTGAAGGGCCAAATGAGTACTTCTTGCCATCACGAGTAGTGAGTTCACCGGAACCATCAGGTTTCATCATCGTGCTTGATCCGTCAGAAAACCTTGCGCGTTTACGAACACCTACGCCTGTTGACCGAGTATCCCGACGACGCGTAGCACGCTGCTCGTCAGGGGTTCCATCAAAAACAACTCCGTCGCCATCGCGATCAACGGTGCGGCTAGCTTGACCGCCCATGGCGACAACCTTGACCATTTCTTCCCCACCATCAGGCACACCATTGCAACCACAGTCACAAGGCTTCTTCAGTTGAGGGGATGAACCTGTCCATTCCTCTTCAGTGTCACCTTCGTCTGATGGCTCTTCGGTATCATCTTCAATGAGGGGGATGTCTTCTTCAGAGTAAAAGTCTTCAGAGTCATCCATGCCTAGGTCTTCTTCGTCGTCGTCCTCGTAGGGGCGAATATTTGAGAAGGCAAACTCTGCGCCATCAAATTCAAATTCAGCACGCATTGTTTCAAGAGATCCACTTTCTGGATCTTTTGCATCAAAAACAACGTAACCCTTGTCAATTTCTGTTACACGAACTGACATGGATACTTCGGCTGCAAGATCTCGAGCAAGTGAAAGAGCAAACTCGGAAGTGTCAATCACTGCGGATTTTGAAGATTCAGCCTCTTCAACTTTGGCTTGATCTTTTTCTTCGGTGATTGGACCGCCAACAATCCAAGCGTCACAAGTTCGTGCCGATGCACATTTAAAATCAAATGCTTCGCAGTAGCCAAGTTGACCGGCGTTGATCACGTCCATTGCTTCATTGCCAGCCTCGTTGCCGAGAGCGCCTTGAATGCATTTAAGCATGGAGGGGGTGCGAATGAATGCTGCACAGTTTCCGCATTTTTGTTTCTTGGCTTCGTCTGCTGTTACGTCCCAACGATCTGCCTTCTTTTTCCAGAAGGGAACATTTGGTTCTTTGGGATTTAAAGGCCCGTAACCCGCTGTGTCAATTGCATTCTGACGGTTCTTGATGTTGACAGCAATGTCTTTAGTTGCAATTGGACAAGTCTTTTCAGCCTTGCCTCGCATACGTTCTTTGCGACGTTTAATTTCGTCGTTAACAACTTTTTTCATGGTTGATTCGCCCTGCTTGCCAACTGCAAGCCATTTGATTTGAGCTACTACGCCTGGGAGCCGGAAGTCGCCTTCGTGGCGGGCAATCCAAGCTTCTCGAAGTTCAAGTGCTTTTACTTGATCTTCTGTTTTTGCGATTCCACCATTTTCAAGGATCTTTGAGAGAATTTCCCATTGATCGTTGCCTTTGATGTTTCCGCCAGCTTTCCAAATGTCTGGATGTTCTTCGTGAAGTTTCTTTGCCCATGCGAAGTCAAAAGTTTCCCATTTTGATTTACGGAAACTAGTGACTGTTTCTTTGTCCATTGAACCAAGGTCAAGGGACTTGATGGAGATGGTCGCTGTGAGCTGATTTGCTCCGTGAAGCACTGGGCTGACTTCGTAGAGTTCAACCTCTTTAAGGAGGTTTGCTTGACGTTCTGACGAGTAGATGGAGTCAAGGGTCTTGTAACCAATGCTCCATTCTTGGTCTTCGCCAAAGAATGTGATTGAGTTAAAGGCTTCTCGCCCGCGTTCGCTTTTTAGGTTGAACTGAACCTTTGCGTAGAGGCCGCCAACTCCGGCTTGCTTCATCTTTGCGGGAAGACGAGGATCAGACGAGGGGACTTCATAGATATCTAGGACCTTGCCGATTGGCTGGTTCCAGTCGTGACCCCATACAACTCGTGGTTTGCGACGCTTAAATGATGCGTTGAATGCACCGGAAAGTACTACATCGCCAACTGAATCCTTATTGCCAACGGCAGCTACAAAACATTCAACAATGCCTTGTGCTTCATCAACCGCTAGTTGTCCTGACATGGACTTGAATTCAAGGTTGTCTTCCACAGAAATCTCCAGATGTAGCGAACAGAAGAACAATACTTGTCGCTAAATACGGATACCCGAAAGAATATCCGTATTTTTCCAGAGTATCCGTAAATTAATCTACAAACTTCAACCTACACCGGCAAGCAAGAGCCAAATGAGGAGGAGCAGCAGGATCGCCAGGGTAACGAAGAGAAACCCCATCAACCTTGAACTCATCGCCAATATTGACAACCTGACCCTCAAGAATTCGATGCTGTGGACGAACTCGCTCATCACGACGAGTCCTCCAAGTCTTACTCGGAGCGCCAGTCTGAACGCCAGCAAGGTACATGCCACCATTGAAAGCAGCCTGAGACTCAATCGCTGAAATCCTGCTCTTACGCTTGGAAGCAAGATTGACAAAGATGGCAGAAAGAGCAGCGGTCAAAAGTCTGTGACCATCTTCCCGATCATCATTGGAAAGAGTCTTTGCTGCCAAAATCGCAGCAGAGATCTCCTCCATAGTTGTTCGGTTGATCCCCTGAATCCGTTGAATTTGACTTTCAATAATGGTCTGAAATTCGTCTTCAGTAGAGTCAACCCTCATGGCAGCCTTTTCTGCCACCATACCAGCGGCATCATTGACAATTCCTGCAATGATGGGACGAAGATCCTCAGAAATCTGCTTGTTCCATGTCTCAAGATCAAAAAGATTTTCAGGTTCAAGGCGACCCTCAGCAAGAGCCTTCTGGGCCTTAGACCCTCGAGCCTTCTCCATAATTACCCGCTGCTGACGCTCAATAAAACGCTCAAGAGTGCGATCCATAATCTGCTCCCAGCGAGCAGTGGAATTCGCTGCTTTCGTATCCCACTCATCGCCATCCGTCCACCTTTTGACAAGGATACCGGCGGCGGTTTCCGCTGAAAGGGTTTGCATAACCTGACCGGTGTCAGTAGGAGCAGCGCTAGTCGTATCCGATGCAGTCTCATCAACTGGAAGTACTTCTGATGTTTCCTCTACAGGGGCCTCCGCTGCTACCTGACCAACGGATGCTTCGGGTCCTGCCATTCCAGCCCCACCAAGCATGCCTGCCTGCTGAGTAGGATCAACATAAGGCATATCTCGAGTCGTGTTACCAATAGGAGCAAGGTTCGGATTGGCAAGCAACGAGTCAGCAAGATCAGAAACAACGGGTTCGCGTCCGGTACCTACTCGGTATTCGTTTCCGGTAATAAGACCATTGCTAAATTCGGTCATAAGGTACTGTTCACGTTCTTGCTTGGCAAGAATAAGAATTGGAACACTCGTTGTATCAAATTCAAACCAATTTTGATCATCAAGTGGATCAAATCCTCGAGCGCACATTTCCAAATGTGGCCCCATAGTTTCCATCCAAAAAACACGAAGTTCTTCCGAAGCATTTGAAAATGTTCTGCCAGAAGCATTTCCAATTACGGACTCGGGAACACCAAAAGCTGCAAGGATTTCTTCCTTGGTGATCTGACGCATCTCAACGTAGGCAGCATCCCGAGGGCTAGCCCCTGTATCAATGTAATCAGCGCCTTCTTCTGAGGCAATAATTGAAACAGATCCGGCTCGCCCAATGTTTCCACGGAATCGGGTGCGGAGTTCTTCCTTGTCGTCCTCGTCCATGTCGCCACGAACAACGATAAGCCCACCTGGGCGACCATCGTTGATAAGAAAATTCCTGTTATAAAACTTGGAAAGGTTTTCAATTTCAATAGCAACGCCAGCAGCTTCCATTGGCGTCATTGAAAGATAAGGATCAAGGGGGTGAGGGTGTCGAAACCAAAGAACATCCTGAGGTTTCAGCACAACAGGCTGAAGACCAGGCGCCCAAACTTCAAATCCAGACACAAAATTCTTTTTGTCTGGAATTGGAGAAGTGTGCTGAGGAGGAAGCAAATGCAAAGCTACCGGCTGACCATTCCGTCCTCGAATGATTTCAACAAACGCCCCACGAGTTGACATAAGCAACTGGGCTGAAAGTCGATAGCGAAAAATAAAACTATTTTCTCCTGGGTTAGACACCGAGTTAAATAGTTTAAGAATCCCTTGATCTTCAACAATCGGACCAGTCGGAGAGTTGTTCCCACGAAGACGAACTGGAATACGAGCTTGATTCCCCGCAATAGCATCAATGCAACGGAAAAGCCACGTTACTTTTTTAACGCCATCTCGATAAGCGCGTTCAATATCCCATCCGTCCTTATATCCACGACCAGGGTTAAGAGCAGAGTTTGTGGTTACCGGAGCGCCATACGGGATTTGTTTATGGTTCTCGTTACCAATTTGTTTGTTGCTTGGTGTGTTCCAAGCCATTACTCAGCCCCAAGGATGTAGCCGACAATTGCGGACGTGACGCCAAAACAGATAAACCCAGCGGGCAGGTAAATCATCCCAGCACCAATACTACTAGCAATAATAAATGCAAACATCATCCAATAAGCAGCAAGTGACCTCCAGTTCTTGGATTTAAGCCAATTCTGAAGACGAGTTGAGTACTTTTTAAGCCTTGTCAATTTGGTATCCAAGCCGAGTAGGTTATTCTGTAGTCCACAATCCTAGCGCAAATAAGGGTATTGAGTGACCACTGTAGAGAACGAACCAGACTGGGAAGAAATCCTTCGGTACCTGAAGCCGAAAGAGCCTTTGTTTTGCCCAGAAAAAGCTTCCGTACAGCAGCAGGTTTTTCTTCGAACAAACGCAATTGAAGCACTTTTTGGTGGGGCTGCCGGTGGCGGCAAGTCTTCCGCTTTACTAATGGCAGCACTTCAATATGTGGACATTCCGAGCTACTCGGCGCTGCTCTTCAGAAAAAGTCTTACCGACCTAACTCTCCCCGGCGCTCTTATGGATCGTTTCCGAGACTGGATTGCCCCACACGAAGATGTCCGATGGAACGCCAACACCTACACCGCAGCATTCCCTTCCGGGGCAAGGATCTCGTTTGGTTACCTCAATAACAAGGAGGACTACCTCCGTTACAAGGGTGTTGAAGCCCAGTTCATTGGCATGGACGAAGTTACAGAAATCAGAGAGTCTGACTACAGGTATTTGTTTTCTCGTCTTCGTCGTCCTTCGTCAGGGCCGTTGAGTCGGGTCCCTCTTCGGATGAGAGCTGCTTC